TGATGCTGACGGCTCGGGAGCGTCCAGAACGCAGCAAGTGATCCTTGCTGAGAGGCTCTTCGTCTCTCTTCAAGAAGAACTTGAGTAGTGCGCGTTCTCCATCTAGTGGATTCAACGGGACGTGATCCTTAATAACCCATCCCCGGGAGACCGGGACGTGAGTGTTGGGATCCATCCGGATGACGTCATGATCAACGTCATCCCACTCTCCTAGGATCGCACTATCACGAGACACTCGAGGGAAGAATCCCTTGAGAAGCGTCGAGATCTCCTTTCGGAGGTACTCAACAGTCTCTGAGTAGTGGTTGTCTTTGCACTGGTTGAAGAATGATACCAATGCAACAACTTCCTCTACGCACTGTCTGTCGTCGGGCCACATTTTGCGGAACTTGACGTATGACACGTCAGTACCGTCATAGTAGTCCTTCCCACAAGATTCTCTGAACTTTCCAGTCCAGAAACTCTTGTCGGAGTTCACCTTGAAACCAAAGGATTCAAGTTCATGAACGACAGATCCGACATGGTCAACGGGGCAGATAATATCATCCCCATAGACCGCCACCTTACCTTCGAGGGCGAGAATGTCCCTCATCAGGAGCCGGCTTCCGATGGAGCGCTCGATTCCCATAAAGACGATGGTCAAGAAGATCATCGTCTCCAACGGGAACGTAAGCGCAGATCCCATGGACGCGAATTTGGCGATTGGGATTATCTCTTCCCTTTCACCAACTCGAACGAGAGCTTGCTGACTTCTGCAAGCCTGGATAGCACCACTGAGGTGCTCCCACCGTCTGGTAAGAAACCTGACGAGTTCGTTCGGAACGCGGTCACTCGCCTCGGAAAGGTCGAGAGTTGCCAAGGCTCCATGGATGGAGCCTTCCCATGCAAGAAGTTGATTAACTTCTTGGCGTGTGAGAGCGAGGAACCGTTTGAGGACATCATCATCCTCAATGCGTTCTTCGATTTCGCCGGAGATTGCCTGTTGTGCGTACTGCATACAGACAGGCTCCATGGCTATCACGCGGGGACGCTCTTGCGTCTTGGGGACGTCAACGACCTTCACAGGTAGTTCGTCCTCAAGGGACCTGAAGTTGACAAATTCCAAGAGTTTGTAGTATCTTGGATTCGGCAGGAGGTACATGTCGCTCGAGAAGAATTCTTCGAGTCGCCATGTCCAATCAGCTGAGAACTTCGCGTTTCCTTGAAGTCCATCCGCCGTGGATCCTGGCCCATGCTTCGGGGTTAATGCGCCGGTGGCGAGAACGCCATTGACGTGATCAAAAACCCGATGAAACAGAAGCATAGAGATCCGAGAAAACGCCAAAAAGTTTTCTTCCGGGGCTTCCACGAACCGAGTGACAGACTCATTATCAAGTCTGCCATGATCGAGCGGAAGAGGATTACTCCTCTCCCACTGGTCAACTTCAGCATCAGTGCTGATATACGCCTCCATGGCAAGTTTGGTCTTCTCGGCAGAAGCCGGGATGAACATCTTACCGAACACACCGCAAAGTTGCCTGACGGCAAGTATCGCGTTGTGATCTGGAGACGGATGCAGCATGCCAGACTGAGGGTTGAACACCAGCTTGAGAAAACCACCCAAGAATATTGGGAGTTTCTGATCATAACGGAGTGATAACCCGTAGTGATCGGCTGGGTCCCAAAACCCCTGGTCGATGCCTCTTTCGAGGCACTTCCGGAGTTTTGGAAGGGTAATCGTAAAATACGACATCCCTTCGTGTTCAACCCTACGCTCAACTTCAATGAAGTCGAGCGTGGTGTCAACGGCACACCACTGACCCATATCTTGGGCCAATACCTTCCAGAGAGACAACAGGT